AAATAAAAATCAAAAAAAAATGGCAAAATTAAATTTAAAAGAGGAGTTTAAAGGAAAGGTTTTAGTTAGAATCATTCCGTTAATTGGGGAGGTTACATTTAACACGGAAAAGGTTAAAGAGTACGAATATGAAAACTATTCGAAAATGGGGTTTAGTGATTGTTTCGAGTCTTCGAATGATAAGATAAACGAAAGAATCGAAAAAATTAACGCACAAGCCGAAGAGGTAAAAGAGGAAGTACAAGAGGGAAACGAAGAATTTGAATTGAATTTAGATTTAGAGGAAGAGGAGGAAGTACAACCAGCTAAACCAACGAAGAAAGGTAAAAAATAAAATAGTATTAAAAATTAAAAGCTCGTAAATTTTGCGGGCTTTTTTGAGGTTATAAAAGAATGAAAAGCGAAAAAAGAAAAAATAAAATTATCAGAATTTTAGCGGGTTTAAAAACAGAGGGTTTTTTTATAACTGAAAACGGCGACGGTTCAAAAATAGTAATTGAAAAGGGTGTGGGGGTTGTTGAATTTTGGAGTAAACAATATTACGAAAATGTTATTTCAAAAATTGAAGTTCCAAAAGATTATAAACAAGAAATTGAACAAAGAAAATTAGAACTTGTGCCTTTTGAAAAATTATTATACAAAGGTAATGAGGTTATTTTTATTGATTGGACCGAAAAAAATGAATTAATAGTGATTTTAGAAAGTGAGAGTATTAAAATTTCACAAAACGAAATAGAAAAGATAAAATGAGAGGGATTTTTTTAGTAATAGGGGTAATTAGTTTGTTTTCTTGTAAGAAAGAGTTTAAAAACGAAGAGAATAATAAAGAGCTGGATAATTTCAGTTTGTTAATATCAAATTTATCTTATTCACAATATACAAGGGGAGCTATTCAATACGTTAACGAGAAAAAAGAAACTATAACGTATAGCTTAGATAAGTTAGAAACGCAAACACAATTAAAAGTTTATAAGGGTGAAAAAATTAGAATTTTAGGAGTAGGACGATATATTAAAACGTCAATAGGAACACAAGGGATAGAAAGCAATATTATAATTCAATTAAACGGGGTTATAATTCAAAATATAAACACTTATTCGTTAAACGTTGATATAAATTAACGATATGGAAAAAAGGACCACAAAAACCGATTCAGTAGCTCAAAGAGTGGAAAAGGTTATAAAGGAAATAGAGAGAGGGGAGAGTATGCGCAGAGCGTGTGAGAAAGTGAAGATTCAAAAATCTGTTTTTATGCGTTGGGTAAAAGAGAAAGAAGAAGTGAGGGACAGATACGCGCGCGCGTGCGAGGAAAGGCAAAGCATATTATTTGACGAAATAATTGAGATAGCCGACAATGTACAGGAGGGAAAAACAATAAAAGAAACTATTGATTCAAAAAACGGAATAAGTAGGGAGGTTATGATTGGGGATATGATACAACATAGGAGATTACAGATTGAAGCGAGAAAATGGGCCTTAGCAAAGATGAATCCGAAGAAATACGGGGATAAAGTAGATTTGACAACTGACGGGGAAAAATTAGTAAACATAACTTTAGATTTAGGCGACGTTAACGAGTAAAAAAAAGTAAATGGATATAAAGCCAGAATTTCACGACAAACAAAAACAGGCGTTAAAATGCTTATTAAACCAGAAGAACGGAATTAACGAGGTTCTTTATGGTGGTGCAGCTGGTGGGGGTAAGTCGTGGGTTGGTTGTTTCTTTATTATTTTTATGGCTTTGAACTATTCAGGTACAAGGTATTTGATAGGGAGAGCGAAACTTTTAGCGTTAAAACAAACGACGTTAAAAACATTCTGGGACGTTTGCAAGTGGCTAAACTTAAAAGAGGGTACGCACTATAAGTACAACGGTCAAATAAACGAGATAAAATTTTTTAACGGTAGCGAGATTATTTTAAAGGATTTGTTTTTATATCCTAGTGACCCAGATTTTGACGCTTTGGGGTCGTTGGAAATAACGGGAGCTTTTATAGATGAAGTAAACCAAGTTACCGAGAAAGCGAAAAACATAGTATCGTCTAGGATAAGATACAAGCTAGACGAAAACAATTTAATATCAAAAACATTTATGAGCTGTAACCCCGCTAAAAATTGGGTTTACAATTCATTCTATAAGCCATTTACAGAAAATAAACTAGAGGAGTATAAAAAGTTTATAGAGGCATTACCAAAGGATAATAAATATATTTCAAAACACTACTTGACTAACTTAATGAGATTAGATAAAGTTTCGCGAAATAGGTTAGCGATGGGATTGTGGGAGTATAGCGACGAGCTAAGTATGTTTGATTTTGTAAAGATTCAAGAGGCTTTAAGTAGAAAGAGAAAACCGAAAGGAGACAGATATTTTTTAGCTGCCGACATTGCAAGGCTAGGAAAGGATAAAACTATAATAGTAGTTGCGTCTAACACTTTAGAAGTGGTCCAATTAATAGAGCTGGAAAAACAGAAAACTAACCAAGTCGCAAAAGCAATAAAAAAGATAAAAGAATTTTACGGGATAGATGAGTATGATATTTCGATAGATACCGACGGCGTAGGTGGTGGGGTTGTGGACCAATTAGAAGAAATGAATATTTTAAACGCTGTATCTATTGTGAATAATTCAAAAGCAAAAAACGGGGCGAATTTTGAAAACTTAAAAACACAATTATATTTCAAGCTATCCGAAATGTTCGAAAACGATAGGATAGCATTTAATAAAGTAACTGATGAGCAAGCCGAAAAGATAAGTCAAGAATTACAAGTGTTAAGGCGTGAAAACGTCGAGCGAGACGGTAAAGTATGTATGACTAGAAAACAGGAGGTAAAAGCATTATTAAGCCGTTCGCCTGACTACTCGGACGCATTAGCTTATTTAATGTATTTTTTTTTAGATGAGGGAGACGACAGTTATTTTAGTATAGGGGCATAAAGAAAATAAAGTACAATTTAAAAATATGGGAATTTCATTTGTAACAGAGCCGAGAGAATACACGCCAGCGTTTAATAATATTGTTTTTATAGTTGACAGCACAAATAAAAACGAAAAAGGTTTTAGATACGTTGTACAGGTTTTAGATAAGGACGGTAATAAAATTTATGAATCTAGGATAGCCCCGAGAATTGGGGACGGATACGGATTTATACAGCTAGAGAAAGTTATACAGTCAAAAATTGAGTATAATTTAGATTTAACAAATACGACGATAGTAGAAACGCCTAAAGCTTTTTTTGAATTTGAAATTAAAATAGGAGAGGAATTTATATATAATTGGTCCTACGATGATTTTGAATATAGAGGAGGAAATAAAGTAGCGTTAAATTCAACTATTACGCACGCGTTTAATGTAGGCGACCAGATAACAGTAAGTCAAAACGACGGGGGAGCAGAAAAACCAATGTTAAACGGGTTGTTTACGATTGTAGAAATTCCAAACGATACCGAAATAATTTTAAATATAGGCTGGGATAAAGTAGGGAGCGGGTCAACAATAGGGGGTTCAGTAATGTATTCAGATAATAGGACATTGATACAGTACGATTTACTTAGTACGTGGAAAACAGCGTACAATTCAGCGTTAAGCTTTTTAGATTTTGCGAATTACAATGATGATAACTGCAAGTTAACAGACGTTAATCCAGACGGCGAAATGTTAACTAATATTGATAATAATTTTTACTGTTCTATTGATTCTATAATGTTTTTAAATTACGGGAATGCAGCGGGAACAATAATAGATAAATGTTATTTCGAGAATAATTTAGGGGGGACGTATTTAAAAAGTATTTCTGTTTCTGATAGTTGGAATAGGTTGTTAAGTTGTGGACCTTTAAATTTTGGAGGAGACGAAACGTTTTTAGACGGGATAGATTATTATGATTTTTATTTTATCACTTCGGGAGGTAGTCAAATAACAAAACCCTACAGAGTTAATATTGATAAACGTTGCGAGATTGAAGAAACAAAGATTTTATTTTTAGACCTAAAAGGCTCATTTATTCCTTTTTCATTCGCTTTAAGAACATACGAAAAGGGAGAGATTGAAAGAACGAGTTTTAAGAAAGAAATAAAAGAAAATTCAACATATAATTACAGCTACAACAAACAGTTTCAAGGTGGAGAGGTTACAAGTGTTCACGTTAACAAAACGTTTAAATTAACTAGTAATTGGTTAAATGATTCTATGAGTAGATTATTTGAGGAGCTTGTAACGAGTCCAATAGTTTTAATTTATTACGGGGGAGTTTGGCAAAGCTGCGAGATATTAGATAATAGTTTTGATGTGGATAAGCAGAAAAACAAAAAAATGATTAAAAAAAGTATTAATGTAAGGTTGTTAAATCAAAACAATATTAATGTATGATAGTTACCACAATACAATTAACGGGGAGTTTGTCGGGTTATTTAGATGTAGAAGATTCAAAGGCTGTGCCTGTTATTTTTTCTAGTTCAGATATTAGGGATATTTCAAAAAAAAGCGGGAACACTTCACGAAGTATAACATTATCAAATACAAAAAATAATCATAATCTACTAGGTTTCTATTTTGATGTAAATATACAGGCGGGAACATTTAACATAAATAAATTAACAACGTGTATTTTATTACAAAATGGAGTTCCGATTTTAGATAATGCAGTTTTACAGTTGATATCAGTTAAAAAAAACGGGACAAACAACAACTTAACAGATGTAGTTACTTATGAAGTTGTAATAAAGGATTCGACGGCGGATTTTTTCACGAAGCTAGGGAGTAAAGAATTAAGCGATTTAGATTTTTCAGAATATAACCATACTTACAATTTATCAAATGTTATAGATTCTTTCGGGAATACAATTGAGCAAGGATATAAATATATTTTACCTTATGGACCAGACAACAATTATAACCTAGAGGAATTTAAACCAGCCATATATGCTAAAAAGTATTTTGATAGAATATTTAGTACAAATGGCTTTACTTATGTTTGGGAGGGGTTGGATGATATAAATACTAGATTCGACAAATTAATAATACCATTCAACGGGGACGAAAAGCAAATAACAGGAAAGAATATAGAGGAATATAATATTGAAGCTAAAAAAACAAGTGAAGAGGAGTTTGTTAATTCGTCGGGTCATTCTGATATAACATTTAAAAAAATAGAAGTTTCAACAGAAATAAAAGATATAAATAATATTTATGATAGTGTAAATAGTGTATATGTTAATCCTTTTAAAATAAAAACGCCTAACTCTGTTAAGTATGAAATTTCCGTAGAATGGGAGTTTGTAATGTACAATAGGGAGACAGTTAATGTGTTTTTAGCTACGGGAATACTTCAATATTTACCTGTTTTAGAGGTTAAAAATTCAGCACCATTTTTAAAGTATAGCGACAATAAAATATTAACAGAGGCGGTAAGGTCGGACGTTGTGTCGTTTTCTTCTAGTAGTTTTTATTTGTCGGCAATGGTTGCGAATAGTTTTTCACCAGGAAAAACAATAGTCGCTAAAGGTATTTTTTCAAAAGAATTTAGCATTAACAATTTAGAAGTAGGCGAACAGTTAAGTTTAGGTATTAGATGCGAGGTTTTAGGACAAGAGGGACCAGCCTGGTATAAAACTGGCACGGTAGAATATGCGAACATAAGCCCTTTATTAAGAGTGAAAAATGTTGAATTAAAAATAATTCAAAATATTGAAAGTATAGGGTATTCAATGCCTGTAAACTTGAACCAATACATACCGTTAAAAGTGAAGCAAAGCGATTTTATGAAGTCGATTTTTACACTTTATAATTTATATACGGAGGTAGATAGTTTTAACCCTAAAAAGTTAATATTAAAAAAGCGTAATGATTATTACGACGGGGGTAATGCTAAAGATTGGACCTTTAAAAAAGATAAAAGCAAAGATTCTATAATAACATTTTTACCGTCTTTACAGAATAAGAAAACAATATTAACATATAAACAAGATGAAGACACGCCAAACAAGGGGTATTTTGAAAATACGGGGGAAGTTTACGGACAAGTTGAGTATGTTTATGAGAATGAGTATGTGAAAGACATAGATAGAAAAGAATTAATTTTTTCGCCTACGCCTGTAACTGAAACAACATTTAAGGCGGTAGTACCTATTTTGAACGGTAGAACCCCAAAAACAAACATTCGTTTATTATATGACGGGGGAGTTAATGACTGTGATAATTATACTATTTTAGAATACACAGGAGCAACGCCGACAGTTTTAAATAATTACCCTTTAACCTCTCATTTTGACAAGGAGTATAACCCGACGTTTGATATTAATTTCGCAGTTTGTGATTATTATTTTTATTCTACTTTAGGAACGAATACGAGTAATAATATGTACAATCTAAATTGGAGGCGTACATTTTCACAAATAAATAACGGTAAAATGTTAACGGCTTATTTTAACCTAAATGAGTTAGACATTAACACTTTAAAATTATCGGATAGAATTTTCATTGAAAATAGCTGGTGGAATATAAATAAGTTAGAATATAACGCAAATTCAAAAGATACTACACGCGTCGAATTAATTAGTGTTGATTCAGAGCAGTATTTAGGGGAGTTTAAGACAAAAACAAAAAAAGTAACAGACACGGGGGGGAATGTTTTTGAGAGAGTAAAAGAAATGGCAAAAGGGATTTTTAGAGTAAATAATATAAATAAATCGTTTTACCCTATTGATGTAATAGGAAAAAATAACACAATTGAGGAGACTGTAAAGGGTGGGGCAATTTATGGAAACTCAAATCTAGTAACAGCAGAAAAAGCTTTAGTGATAGGGGACGGGTTCACGGTCGACGCTTCGGGGATATATTCAGAAAGATTTGTATTACCAAACGGGGAAATGTTAGACGAGTCGAACGTGGGAAATTTAGCAACTAAGGATTTAACATTGACAGCGTATAGAAATATAGATTTAAACGAGTACGGGATGAATTTTCACAACGGAAACGTTTTATTTGACGCTCTAGGATTAGACATTTATACGGTTAAAATGAAAGGGCAAACCACTAACCCAGATAAAGCAACATTAATTTTAAACAACATTAACGAGGCGGGTCAATCTTTATTAATCGACGGGGGTATTATGCGTTTTACTTTTATTCCTACTTATGCAAATGAAGCAGCAGCACAAGTGGCGGGCTTAGAAACAGGAACAATCTATAAAACGTCAACGGGGGAAGTAAGAATTAAGTTAGAACCAACAGCATAAAATTAGAATATGGCACAGCAAACAATCGAAATTCCTGTAAAATTAGGGATAGGGGATATTAAAAGACAATTAGCAGAAATAAAAGGGCAAATTGCTAACTCATTCGACCCCGAAGAAATTGCAAAATTATCAGAAAGGGCGGGAGAGCTTAAGGATAATTTAACTAGAGTAAATGAACAGGTTAGTATATATTCAAGTGGCTCGCCATTTGAACAAAGCGCGAACGCTTTAGGTTTGGTTGGTTCGCAGTTGGCTAATTTAGATTTTGAGGGAGCAGCAGAAAGCGCGGTTTTACTTCAAAAGAAAATAACAACTATAACGCCAGAGGACGTAACAAAACAAATGAAAGGTTTACAAGATACGTTTAGTACATTAGGTAAGGTTTCAGGGCAAGCCATAACGGGATTGATTAAGAACGTAGGAACGTTGTCTAAGTCGTTTATTAGTTTTGGGGTTTCTTTATTAGCAAACCCAATATTTTTAATAACAGCCACAATAGTTGCAATTGTTGGGGTTATTGTTTTATTAATGAATAAACTAGGTTTGTTGAAACCAATTTTAAACGCTATCGGAAAAGCTTTTGATTACATAAAGGGAGTTATAAACGCAGTAGTTGACGCGTTCGGGGTTTTTACTGATTGGCTAGAAATTACAAACATAGCAGCGGAAAATTCAGCAAAAAGACAAACGGAAGCAGCAGAAAAGAAAGCGGACGCGTATGAAAAAGCAAGTAAAAACATTCAATTTTCGATAGATGAGGAAATAAAAATAGCACAGATACAAGGGAAAGACACGGAAAAATTAGAGATTCAAAAACAAAGAAATTTAAAAGAAACGGCAATAGCTAGACAGCAAGCTATTAAAGCAAAAATTGAAGAAAATAAAATAACCGAAGAACTAGACGCGGAAGAGTTGGCAAAACTTAAGGAAAATTTAGAAGCTCAAAAAGACATAATTAAAAAGTCAATGAGTGAAATAAAATTAATTAAGTTAAAAGAAGTTGAAGAGGATAAAAAGGACGCTTTAGAAGCAGAAAAAAAAGCAAGTGAAAACGCTAAACAGGCAGCAGTAAACGCGAAACAATACGCAGCGGATAGATTAGCGGCGCAAAGATTAATTAAAGATTATGAATTGCAAGCATTAACGGAGGGGATAGATAAAGAACTTGAATTGAACCGTGAAAAGTATAAACGTTTAATTGAGGATGTAAAAGCAAACGAAAAATATACAGCAAATGAAAAAAATAAAATTTCAAATCAATTAAGAGAGCAACAAAAAGCAAATGAAAATGAAATAATAATAGAGGATAGAAAGAAAAGACAGGAAGAAAACGACGCGGAAATAAAGGAATATGAGAACCTATTTAAACAAAAAGCCGAAAAGGATAAGGAATTTAAACAAAGAGAAAAAATAGCTTCTTTAGAATTAGCAACAAAAAGAAACGAGGACGATTTAAAAGCGTTTAACGATTTATTAGAAGCTAAAAAACAAGCGGAATTGAATAATACTAATTTAACACTTTCGGAAAGGGCTATTATTGAAGAGAATTATAGAGCGCAAAAATTAGACGCGGAACAAAAAGCAGCGGAAAAAGAGCGAGCAATTAGGCAAATGACACAAGATGCAGCGTTTAACATTACGTTTACAGGGTTAACAGCTATTCAAAACATTTCAGATATTTTTTTCTCATTCAAATCTAAGAAGCTTAAAAAAGGAAGCGAAGAGGAAGAGAAAGCAGCAAAAAAACAATTTGAACTAAACAAAAAATTGCAGTTAGCAAGCGCGGTAATTACGGGAATTCAATCAGTAATGAACGCATTTAATAACGGTATGAAAAACCCCGTACCGCTTTTAGGTCCATTGACAGCGGGAATATATGCGGGAGCGGCTGGGATTGCTTCGGCGGCTAATATTGCAAAAATAGCAGCGTCGAAATTTGAGGGAGGAGCAAGCCAGAGCGCGGCGGCACCGTCAACACCAGAGGCACCAACACAAGGAACGACAACAGCAGCGGCGCAACCGTCATTTAGTTTATTTGGTAATGCAAATAATTTAAACACTTTCGGGAATAGTCAGAGTGTAAACGGAAACAGCGGAGGGACTCAAAATATAAAGGTTAAAGCAATAGTTGTAGCGGACGAAATGACAGCACAACAGGAAGCAACAAAGCAAATTTTAAGTAATTCAGTTTTATAAATTTGGGACATTAGAAATTTAAAGTACAATTTATTTATATGCGTTTATCTTTTGAACAAATAATAGGAATAATTAAGGACTTCGGAGGTGCTCATTTACAAGTTAAAAAAGTAGGTGCAGACTTCGAAAGCGAAATGGGGGTTATATTGACAGAAAGCGAAAAATACCCCGCTTTATTCGCTAGCCCTTTACCTTTTCAGTTTGGGGAAAACACAAACACAATTACATTAAAAATATTTTGTTTAGATGTTATACAGAAAGACAGACAGAATTTAATAGGTGTAATTAGTGATACGGCGTTAATTTTAAACGATTTATTTTTATATCTAACAGAGGGAGAGGATAGAGATTTAGAAACTAATTTAATCGGAGATGTTGAACCTATAAACAATTCACAACTTGACTACTTAGCTGGTAATTCTATGGTAGTTTCAATAACTGTAGAAAGTTATTCTAGTTGTGAAATTCCAATGGGGGATATTATGGGAGAGAGTCGGGAGTGTTTACCTGTTGAGGTATTTAATTCTGACAATAGTTATTTTGAAGAGATTAAAAGCGGGTCAGTTTTACAGTTGCCAGATACAATAGTTAATATTTTTGTAAATGGTATTTTAAATAAAACGGTAAACATTGTAACGCTAGGGAATGATACATTAAATATTACAGCGTAAAAATGGATATTAACTTAGAGAATGTAGCGAAAGCAGATGAAACGGCGCAAGCTTTAAGCGGTAAGGTTGATAAAGAAACAGGAAAGGGGTTGAGTTCAAACGATTTTACAGCTTTATATAAAACAAAATTAGAGGGTGTAGAAGATGGAGCGGAAATAAACGTACAGAGCGATTGGAACGAATCGGACAATACAAAAGATTCTTTTATCAAAAATAAGCCTGTAACGGGAAGTTTTGGCGGCTCTTTGTTATCGTTGTTTTTGTATAGTGATAATTCAGATATTACGGGGTATAAAAAAGCGTTAACGGTACCGTCGAGCGGAATAAGTCAAAGCGTAGGGGTAAACTCTCCAAGTGGGGAAACTACTATAACAAAATTTGCAACAGAATTAAATTACCCGAATCAAGAGTTTTTAAATTCAGGTTTTTTTAAAACTCATTTTCACGCGTCTAAAAGTTCGTCAAGCGGAAATATAAAGATATATGCTAAAATTTATAAAAGAGATTTAGCGGGGGCGGAAACGTTAATAACTAAGACAAGTTTAACGGCTAGTGAATTAACGACGTCAATAGTTGATTATAATTGCGAGGTTTATAAGTCTACAATTACAGATTTATTAACGTCAGATAGAATAGTTATTGAATTTATAGCGGTTAATTCAGGAGGAGGAAGCCCGACGGTAACAATATTTTTTGAGAACGGATATGATTCGCGTTTTGATATTCCTGTAACAGCTGTAGACCCTAATTTATTCGAGAAAACAGAAAATAAAACGACTACTATAATAGGGAACGAAACAAGTATAGTAAAATTCCCAACTGTTAAGGCTATAATAGATTTTTTTACAGGTTCAAAAATTAGGGAGTTATTAGGGGTAACGACGTTATCAGGGTCAAATACAGGGGACCAAGATTTGAGCGGGTTACAGCCTACTTTAGTAAGTGGGGCAAATATAAGGACGATAAACGGGAGTAGTTTACTAGGGAGCGGGGATATTACAATAGGTGCTAGTTATGGGGTTTGGGGAATTGCAAATGTTAGCGGTATTTATACTTATTATTCAACATTTGCACTAGCAAGGGCGGCGGCGAGTAGCGGTCAAGTTATAGAATTATTTGCAGATATAACAGAAAATACAAACTCATATATTTTAAAAGACGGGGTAAATATTGAGGGGCACGGACATACGGTATATTTCACAAATACAGGTCAGGGATTTACTGATAATAACACAGCGGTAAATTGTGAATTTTCAAATATTAAAGTAAAGAGAACTGATTCTAATTATTATTGTTTATATATAGATTCTAATTCAAGTAAAATAAACGGTAATTATTCATTGACAATAATAAATACAAATTCTACGGGAACGGGGGTTTGGTTAGACGGGGAATTGTCAGGGGTTTATGTAAATTGCGCTAATGGTGTAAGAGGTGAACAATCAAGTTCAAATTTATATAATTTTAGTATTAAATCTTTTGGAACGGGTTACGGTTGTTATTTCTCTAATTATGGATATATAAGCAATGGAGTTATAGAATCGACGAGTACAAATAATTATTGTATAAGTGGGAATTATTACGGGAGTAATTTAAAAATCAAATCGAATGGATTTCACGCGGCAAATTTAACCGACGGTAATTTAACAAATTCATATATTAAAAGTATAACATCATTTGCCATTAATAGTAACGGCGGTAAAATATCAAATTGCACGATAGAATCAAACGGGAGTTATGCGGTTAATGGTGGTGAGTATGAAAGTTGTTCTATTATTTCGACGGTAAATTTTGCGGTTAGGAATGATTCTACTTATTTATATAATTGCAAATTAACGACATTACTAAAAGCGTGTTGCGGTGCTACAAACAATTCATTGATAGCATATAACACAACGTTTCATTGCAAATGGAATAATTCAGCGGGGCACGGAATAGCAAACTTAACAACGTCAACAATTGTAGATTGTAATTTTATTATTACTAGTTCCTCTGCTTATGCAATAACAAATGACTATTTAGCTCCGAACGTCGTAATGTTTGGGAATAAAATAAAAGGTACGTCAAACTTTTACAATGCTTCATTTATTACACAGGCACAAACAAACAACGCAGACACAAAAGGGAATATTATTTTAAATTAATAAATAAAATATGAACAAGGTTAAACAAATTATTTACCAAGAATTAGAAGGGGGAAAAATAAGAGTGATTTTACAGGATGAAAACACTTTAACTTTAAAATGTATAGAAGAGGAAGAATTTACAGCGGAAGAGTTAAATGAAGTAGTTATATTCGTTGGTTTAGTTTCAAGTAAAATTGAATGAGAGTAGCGGGACAAATCGAGAGGGAGTGGCGAAATGCTTTAAGGCGTTTGGTAAAGTCAAAAGGGCTTTATGATACGGGGGCGCTTTATGAGTCTATCGAGGTTTACGCAGAAATTGACAATTTCGGAGTTTTGGAAATAACAGTTGAAGCAATGGACTATATAAAGTATTTATTTGAGCCTTTCGGTTTGATAGATTTTGTTTATTATTCTAATATTGTTTCGAAAGCATACGCCGAATGGATAAGTATAAAACAAAAGCAATTCCCAATGATTGAATGGGGCGGGAATTGGACCCCGAAAATAATAGTGAATTTACCAGATTAAAAAAAAAACTTTTAAAATATAATTAGAAATGTTTACAGTAAAAGGGTTTAAACTACCAAACAAAGCAAGTGAAATGAACATAAAACTTTACGAAAAATTGAGTGAAGTTTTAGAGTCAAAAGTAAAAGACAACGGAGAGAATAAAGACGTGTTTAAATATGAATCTGTAATTGATAAATATTTAGATGTTTTAGAATTATTAGGATTGCCAGAAAGTGCAATAAATGAACTTTCACAGGAAGAGTTTAAAAAGGCTGTGATTGATTTTAACAAACCTACAAAGGTTAATTATAAAATGATTAACAAAATAGAGGTAAACGGAAGAGTGTACAAAGCGTTTGAGGGTAAAAAATTTATTTTAAATGTAAAAGACGGGGCATTAATTGAAAAATACGCCAGACAAAACCCAACTAGATACGTTGCTGAGATGTTAGCGGTAATTTTTAAAGATGAAAGTTTAACAGATAGAGAACACAGGGAAAACGCGCACATAAAACACAAAGCAAACATTTTCAGAAATGAATTAAAAGCAGAAATAGCGGTACCGTTTTTAATGGAGGTAGCAAAAAAGATTTTAATTGCGGGCCAAAAAGAAATTTTAGCGGTAGGGAATGAAAGCGCCGAGTAATTTTAGAGAAATTTCAGTTGAAAAATACAAAGAATTAATTTCTTTAAATCCCGAAGACTTTGAAAGTACATTTGAATTTAGATTAGAAAGACTATCAATAATTTTAGATGAAGACGCGGAAGAGTTAGGCGAAAGGTTGACAGTTGAGGAGTTGACAGATTTAATAAAAAAAACAGCGTGGATAAATAAAAGAATTAAAGGGGAGTTTTTAGAAAAATTTTGTGTTTTTGAATTTAAAAAATTTGAACTATTAACACTAGGAGAATTTATAGATTTAGAACATTATTTTGAAAATGGTTATTATTTAAATATTGAAAAAATATTATCGATTCTGTATAGGAAAACAAAGAAAGACGAATACGGAAATAAATTTTTTGAACCTTACAAATTCGATATTGAAGAAAGAAAAAACGAGTTTTTAAACTTTTCTATTTTAAACGCTCAATATGTAATAGATTCTTATTTGAGATATAGAGAGTTTTTTATTTCAAAAAGAAAAACATTGTTTAAGGACGAGGAAAGCGAAGAAATAGAAGAGGAAGAAAACGAACCGAAAACACGCGAAGAAATAGAGGAAGAGAAAAGAGAAAAAATTTTTGAACGTTGGAGCTGGGAGTTTCTTATATGGAAAATTTGCAAAGGGGATTTAACAAAGATAGAGCAAGTAACAGAATTAAATTTAATCTTAGTTTTCAATTTTGAAGCAATGAAAAAAGAGTTGAATGTAAAAGAGTTTTAAAAATGGAAAAATTAAAAAGGTATATAATAACAACGGACGGGGAAGAGGAAGACGGGAAAAAAATTGAATGGAACAATACAGCGTTTACAGCAAATCCAGCTATTAAAGTAAAAGGTTTAATGTTTAGTTGTGAAGAGTTCAAAAAACTTTCTTTTGTAGATGAGCCAAAAATGAGATTAGCTGCGCCTCTTATGATTCCAATGGTAGCGTATAGAAGAGGGGACGCGAAGGCAAGTAACCCAGAGGACCGAAAAGACTACGAAGTAGAGTTTACAGTCGAAGAGATTGAAAAAATGTTGGTTAAATTAATGGCTAATCCTGAAAATTTAAAAACATTTTTTAATAACGAACATAGTGAGGAAGTAATACCAGCTTATTTATTGGAAATTTGGATTGTTGAAGACTCCGAAAAGGATAAATCAAATTATTTATATGGCTGTAAAGTGCCTAAAGGGTCATTATTTTGCGTGGTTCAATTAACTGATAGAGATTATTTCGATAGGTTAATTGAAGAGGATAAAACGGGGTTATCAATTGAGGGTTTTTTTGGTATGGTTTTAAAACTTTCTGAAAATGCTAAGATATACGGGGATTGTTTTATACAAAATGAGAAAGGGGAGTTTCTTTTTTTACAAAGATTAGAAAATGACAACATAGACCCTTTAAGTTGGTGTTTAGCTGGGGGAAAAGTAGAGGACGGGGAAACGCCAGAGCAAGGGGCAAAACGTGAAGCATTCGAAGAAACAGGAATAAATTTAGAAAGCTTAGAATTTTTAGACGAGATAAAAAACGAAGACGGTACAAAATCATTTTATTACATAGGAAAAACAACCGAAGAGCCTACAATATCAAATGAACATTTAGCTTTTAAGTGGTTAAGTTTAGAAGATATAGAAAAAGCGGAAAATTTGATTTTTAGACAAAATGAGCGTTTTGTACAATTATTAAAAGACAGGAATACTAATTTAAAAAGTGAAAAAATGGCAATAATTCCAGACGGGGAATATAAACAGGGCGATAAAATGCTAACTGTTAAAAACGGGGAAGTTGTAGAGGAAAGACAGTGCACAGCGGAAGAAATGGCGTGTGAGAAAAAACCCGAAGAAATGGCAAGTCAAGAAAAAACAGCGGAAGAGTTAGCGAAAGAAGCAGAACAAAACGCAACAGTTGAAAAAATGGCGGAGGACACGCAAGCGGGAACAGTTGAGAATAAGCAGTTAACAAAAGATGATATTGTTAATATCATATTTGAAACGGTTAAACCTATGATTGACGAAGCTATGAAAGCCGTAATTGAAGAAACTACAAAAGCGGAGCAAGAGGAGGAAGTAACCGAGGGAGAAACGAAAGGAACACAGCAACAATTTAGCGCAAACACGACTAAAGGAGTTGAGGCAGTTTTTAGTTTCTTAGGTAGTAAGTAAAAGAGTAAGTAATTTAAAAACAAAAGGGAAAAAATGGCAGCTAGAGAGTTGAGATTTAATTTAGATGTGGAAACGAACGCGTTATTATGCGCGAACCCACAGGAATTTTACGCAAAGGCGTATTTAGATAGTGACATAACAGACAATTTTAGAACGTTACCAGGTATTAAATATAAAACAAAAATTGCAAATGTTTTATTTGGTTCGTTGTTAAAAGAAAGCGGATGTGAATTTGCTGCGGGAACTGATAAGCTTAACGCTATTGATGTTGACGTTGTGGCTATTTCAGCAATGGCTCAAATCTGTCAATTTGAAATTGAACAGTCTTTTATTAGCGCTCAAATGACACAGGGGTCAAATGGAGATTTCACAGTGAGTTCTTTTATGACTCATTATTGGTCAGAAATGGCTAGCGAAATTCGTGAAGAATTAGAGTATTTGCGTTGGCAAGGAGATACAGCGGGGAGTTTTTCAGGAGAAGAGGAGTTTCTAGCTTTATGCGACGGTTACGAAAAGAAATTAGACGCAGCAATTACAGGGGTAACAGCAACGGCAAACGGTACGGGTACGGCTGCGACTTTTAGGGTAAATGTAGGAAGAAAGGGAAGTATTGAAAGCGTAGACGTTTTAACGGCTGGGGCTTATTCAGTAGCGCCAACAACGTTAACACTTGCAAACACAGGAGGAGGAACGGGAGCGACTTTTACGATTCAAACTACAGGTTCTAGTCCGTCAATTGAAGTAACAGGGGTTACGGTTACAGCTGGTGGGAAAAACTACGCGACTAGATTAGTTCACGTAACAGGTACGACAGTTTCAGCGTCGAATGTTATTGCGGAAATGACAAAAGTGTACACGGCTTTACCTAAGAGAATTAGACGAAGAAAAGATTTATTGCGTTTCCACGTTTCGCCTGTAGTAGCTGACTTGTATAGACAAGCAACAGCGGCAGCGAATACGGTGGCATATATCACAAAAGCGTTAGATTTAACGTATTTAGATATTAAAATCGTAGTAAACGACGGGATGAGCGACGATAAAATGGTTTTAACTCGTAGAGATAATTTAATCTATGCTTTTGACGGAGCAGCGGACGGGGAAGAATTAAGAGCGGTTAATCTAAGTGAAACAACAGCGGACGAAGTAATAAGAACGAGAGCGAATTTAAAAGCTGGTTTCTACATCGTAAACAACGAGGAAATTGTTTACTATTCTTAATAAATA